CCACCAACCGTTCTCTTATTTAAGGAGTCCAGTCAGAGTAAAGGGCACATTAAAACCATGCCCCCAGATCGTACCACTGATGAACTAGGGACCGGGAAATCCGGCTCCTAGTACGGCCCTTTAGAGAAACAGTATTCCGTTTCTCTTGAGCCGATGCCGACCAAAGCCGGTCTAATAATAGGCCGACCCCTTCTGACTCACGAGTTTTCCCCGTGACTGTTAAGTGCCTCACCCAATAGCCTTCGAGGCCGACGTAAATTTCACGTCGTTCCTTTTTAGACCATTGTAGCTGGGCACTCGCAGGAACGGCCTCATCCCAGTTAGAGATGAAGCCGCCATCACCATATGACTCAGGTATTCTAAACCGCAAAGGTTTAGGTACCAAGTCTACCATGGTGTCGAACACAAGGCGAAATCTTCCATCGCAAGCCATTTTGCAAAGGCCGCGGTGTGAGAAGCGCCTAAAATTGTTCGCCAGCTTATAAACAGACAGTACATCAGATAGGTGTTCCTTAAGAAACACTGGTTTGACATCTGCACCCCTGTAAAAGTGACCACCACACGACTCCCGAAACTGCGAAGAGTAATGACTTTTCTTCGTGTTTATCGTAAAGCCGTAGAAGTCACACATCAGGGAAAAAGTATCAAGGCAGCATACAGGGATAATTACATCATCCCCGTATACACTAACATTCCCTTCTGGCTTATGGCCATTGGAGAGTGCATAGTGATCCACGCAAACAGAAGCAATTGCGTAGAATACTAACGATTCAAGAGGAAAAGTGAAGCCGTTCCCCATACTGGAGAACTTCTCCCATTTTCGTTGAATCCCGCCTTGAAGGCCGTAGTGAGATCGACAGCTATCCATCACAGTATACCACACGGGGAGAGTCGTTTCCTCACGGTCATAACAGACCGTGTTTAGAAACAGCTCGCGTATGATACCCGTTGAGATACTATCGCTTGCAGACGAGAAATCAATCGTCGCGTTCAAACCGTCTTTCGACGCCTGAAACGCAAGTGACTGATTTGTCCGACCACCTTTAGGGTGATCGTTCTGGTAGCGTAGGTCGATTCCACGCCTAAGGAGACGCCGCACGATCATCTTACCAACCGCCAACTGAAACCAGAGATTAATCCCCGGCTCAATGGCGATGGTTCGATTTTCGGTAGCGTCTTTAGGCACAGTGATAACCTTATTGCCAATCTGGAAGTGGGGAAAACCCACGCCAGAGATATGATCAATCCACGTCGGATACATATGACGCAGAAGATCAGAGGGCAACAGGTCGTACAGATCTCGAGTTATCCCAGTTTCGCACTGGAACTTATTGGTAGCGCTGGCGTCACGTGCCTTTTGCAAGGTCGTTGCGCCAGGACCCCAGTAGGCCGAATCCACGAACTCCTCGAAGTTGAAAACGCCTAAAATGGCATGAATTTTTCGCCCGACTGCGTTATGCAGACGGACGGACAGACCGCAATATTTACGATCTGCCTTCATGTCACGGAAGCGCTCATTTGTAAGCTTACAGAGTTGCTCGAATTTCTCGAACTTCTCATTGGCAACTTGGTCCAAATCATAGCCAAGGTTTTCGAAATCCTTGAACTTAGATAAGAACTTCGTCGCCGCGTAAGCCCCCCTTAGCTCTTCTACTTTTTCATAGTCGAGCGGATTGAACGCTAACTTAGCGAGCTGTGCATGCTCTCCATTTCTGAAGAGTATGTCAACTGCCAAGGAACGCGGACAATCAAGGGCTTCAAGGTACGTGGACACTAAGCCGGACGAGACGTCCGGTGCCACCCGAAAACTACGTAGGCTCGAGAGAGCATTACGATCTCGCTTCTTAAAAGACGAGAACTTCCCAGAGTTTCCCATGATTATTGGGCAACCCTGACCAGACTGCCGCTCTCCATTTGTACGAAGAGTACGCAGTTTATGATCAGAAATTGCTCCCCCCCATAACAAGGGCGTTCGCTGTACCAGTTATATGCGGCCTGCTCCAACTTACTTTGGGTCATCGATGCGAGCTCGAGAAAAGCTCGCGATTCGGTGAGACCAACTAGTTGGATAGCAAACAACTTTAGCTGTTCCAGCGAATGTTTCTCATGGTTACCACCAACAACAACCATCAATCGATCGTAGCCGTTCATGAGGATTTCTCCTCAGGAATGGTGTCCGTCCGTGCAAGCTCGGGATCATACTCTACCACTCTATCCAAGTGACGCAGCAAAGCAAGGCGATAGATTGCCTTCTCGCGTTCCGTCACAACGGTAGCAGGGTAACGATTGACCTCGAAGTCACCACCCACTTGAGCAACATACCGGGCTGATATTCTAGCTTCGGCAACGAAACTTTCCGTGGGTCTTGCTACAGGGAGGCATAAGGCACCTACCTCCGACTTAGGAGATTGGAGCTCTAATGCTATCAGATGCAAGGTTTTCAACCAGGCAGGTTCATCCACCTGGTTGGATCCCGCATCCGCTTCCTGCTTGATGGCTTCTACTTGCGTTTCAGCATGCCCTTTATCTTCGAAGTCGAAAATGGCTTCAAAAGGTATATGGGCACCCAGTTTCTCAAGTAGAACTAGCTCCTCCAAACGCTGGATGGTACGGCGCTCGTTTTTAAGCGCCGCCTTAACCCTGCGTATAGGGAAGCTATTAGTCTCGATCTCTTTCCCAAGGTTTGGGCGAAGATTCCGAGGTTCAACAATCAACGTGAAACTACTACACCCGTACGGATATTCCGTGAGGAATTTCCTATACTGGCTGGTTGTTACATGTACGGTTGCTGGCTTCGGTTTCATCGTCCATTCCTTTTAGAAAAGAGAGAAAGACCATCGAACACGACGAAATTGTCGCTGGTTCTGCGGCGTTTAGCCCCAGACCTGTTCGAAGTTGTTAACAGCAGCGGACAGCGGAGACCCAGTTGCATCGGTCGGCGCTGCATCGCTTGCCTGGATGGTGGTAGCAAAGAGGGACCGCGTATAGCTGAACAAACGACTCCGTTCAACTGCCGTGGATCTCTCGGGTACCAGAAACTCCAATATGGCTTGGAGAGCGTATGCCACCGACGGTGCCGGCTGAATGCCGGATGCCGTTGATGGAGACGTCACGTCGCCAATCGGGAAGTACAGTTTCGCCGTGATTCTGAACATCCGCGAGGCCTTGGAAGGCCGACGAACAGACAGAGTCATAGCGGGGTAGAGCAAGGCGACACCTGAAGGATTGTAGGTGGCGTCAACTGCTCGATCTACCCAACGGTAGACACCGGGGACCAGAGGTCCGTCGGGGTCAAACGTCTTGTCGACACCCACAGTCGCCGAGGATGTACTCTCGGTTGGACTGAGGAGTGAAGACAGCTTTATGGCAGCAATAGCTGACATATGGTAACTCCATTAGATGGAAACTGGAAGCCTTGTTAGTCACGAAAAGCGACACGCATAAGGGCGAGGGCATTGAGTATGTGTGCATTGCTAAAAGGATTTTTCAACTGCGGAAACCGCTGAGTCGGCCAAGCTAACAGCTTGGAACGATCCAACGTCACCGATAGTTGAGTCCTCATAGCATATGCCCGCAACTCGCTGCCTAGAGCGCCCGGCATGGAGCCGTTGTGACTAACCTCCAGCGCTAAGTACCTTTTTCCGAACCGGGTCTTATACCCATCTAGAAATTCGACCGAGTGTGGAGCACTAAAACTCTCCAACCACGGTCCGATGGGCAGAAACCAGTCAACGACAAAAGAGTACGGTAAAAGTTCCCATACAAGGTTTATGGGATTTGTAAAGCCGAACTGCGATAGAAAGCTAAAGTTATCCGGACGGATTTGGAAGGTGACCCCAAACTTACACCGCACCATCGTACTGGCGATTTGAAAGCCAATATCTGATGCTGTGGGGATGGGACCTTTTATTCCGTTTTGGCCAACTCTAGACCTCGTCGCAGAACCCAGCACCTCCTGAGTTCTCCCTGCATTCTCCAAGTAACTTACGAGAGTACGGGAGCCTTCTAATGCATCACTCAATAGCGGTTTCCATCCATATTGGAGCTCAAGCCAATTTCTGGCGAGAGATTTCCCTTTGGACGGGTTACCCGGCTTAATTGAGTAACCACGGGTAGTAGTACCCTGCATTTTAAAGGAGCCGTCAAAAAGCGCATCGGCAGCTTTGCTAAATTGCCCCCTCTTTAAAGCCTTAATAGACTTGGTAATACGGTTCGCTGTACTAGCGACCATACTACCAAACTGTCTATATTCGGCAAGAGTAAGGGCAACATTCGCTTGGATACCTGCGTTTGCTTTCCAATTAAGGTTAGCAATGGCGGCGTTCTCACAGTCAAGAAAAAGTGATTCACTTTGACTTATAGGCGCTGCTGTGAATGGGAAGAGGTAGGCACCCCACGCATTTGAATACGTGGTGCTAGGACTTGCGTATGTTCTACGCAAATCATAACCGTCCGACCAATTAGTCTTAACGAGATTCACTGTATGCGGATTAACCGGTAACAGAGACGCTCTCATCCCTCCAAACCCAGGTGTAGTTGTGCCAGTCCACGCGCGTCTAAACGTCTCGTACGACCCCGCAGTTTCACTATACGGGGTCCCGAAAAATTCAGTCGCGTTTGTTCTTGACACAGTCTTCACTTCGGGGTTGGGTCGGGGAAAGAATGTCTTTCTCGCAAAAGGCTCCCTCCGTTTCACAACCTTGGCTACGGGGGTTACCCCAGTACGTGGCCAAAGGATCGGAGTTATCAACGACAAGTTGAATAACTTCGCTGGAGACATAGTGATAACCCTGAATTTCCGCTTAAGCACGAGGGGTGTGCGTAAATAGATCACGCGCACCTTAACATACTTACCGGAGTCAGGGCCAGATAAAACTCTTACCTGGATAATCGACCTAAATGGAAACTTACAAACTTGGACGCCATTTCTGGCAACCCAGTAGTAAGGCCACACAAGTCGAAACCCAACACTACGCGCCCGAATGTCAAGAACACGCCGAAACCGAAAGTGGAGATACACCACAGGTCGAATCCTCGACGACAAGTTGAATTCATAATCACGGAGTTGGAAATCCCTTATGGGGACAGCCTTCGTCGTGAAACGAATCCATTTGCCAAACGAGAAAGACAGGTAGCAATCTTTCACTTCAGAGAAAGGCGTTTCAATGACCTTCTGACGAGCAATTAAGCTCTTCCAGACAGACTCACCAGTAGTTGCCATATCTCACTGCCCATTGCGCCTCTCACCACAACCTGCGACCGTAGCTACGGCCGCAGATATGATGAGAGGTATACAAAGCGAAGTGAGTACGACCCTATCGGCGATGCCGACGTCACTAATCACCCAGACCAAAAGGACAATAGTGCTGAACAGAATGAAGAAGAAGAGGATCACAAGAGCTGCCGAACACCTGGGCAAAAGTTTCTGCCCTAGCGACTCGGGAGCTTCGTGGTCCTTCTCCCTTCTTTCCCTGCTTAGCATGTTTCATCTCCTTGGTTTGAATTAACGCAACCATCCAACCCTGATCCCCCGCATTACTGCGGGAGAGAGAAGGGAGTTATAGGACGGCTGCTACGACTTAGAAGTCGTCAGTGACATAGTAAGGAGCAATCCTTACAAAACAGCCCTAGCC